TCTCCTTAATGGCGGGATTATTCCCTTGCTGATGCCCTCTTATAAAAAGCCATTTATCATATGTAAACAACTTTTTTCATCACAAACAAAAATAATGGCGGGAAGCGCATTGCCACCCGCCATCTCTTACAGCCAGGAATGTTGTAGAAGCGCGTATTGCCAGCCGTATTTCTTAGCTATGCCGACAAATGATTCCTTCGTAAGCACATGCTGACCAGCTTGAAGCTGTGCCTTTAGTAGCTGTCGGCTACTTTCGGCAATCCTTTCGTGGATCGCAGTGTTCTTAGCCTCTAGATAATCAGAAGGTGGAAGAATGTTTCTGGAGCGTGTAGGCAGTTCGTTGCGAGTTTTAATTGACATGGCTACATCCTCAAAATGGGACTGAGTCCTCTAGATCATCATCATACGTTGTATGCTGATTCTGGCTTACTGGTGCTGATGCTCCAGCTTCAGATCGAGGCGCAGTGTCGATGCTGCCGACCCGCACATTAAACTGTGGCTTGCCTTCGTATTCGTCATGCGTCAGGTCGCCAGTAATAAACACCTTGGTTCCTTTCTTGAGACTGCCAGAGAATGATTCAGCTGCCTTGCCCCACAAGCTGCACCGATACCAAACGCTACCAGCATCTTTGCCGAATCCGTTCTTTACGCCAACATTAAAGCTGAGAACTTGGCTATCGCGCACTGTGCGTAGCTCTGCATCCTTGCCTACGTTACCTGATATTATAATTTGCTGTGTCATGGCTTAACCTCCCAATGCGTTCATGTATGTTTCAAGCAGGACTTCGTATTCTGCCCGTTCGTTCTTTTCCATCTTGCGAAGGCGGATCACAGCGCGAAGGATTTTAACATCGTATCCGTGAGACTTTGCCTCGCTGTAAATTTCCCTGATGCTATCGGAGATGGTTTTCTTTTCTTCTTCCTGGCGTTCAATGCGCTCGATCAAAAGGCGCAGCATATCATCATTCGTATCACTCATATTCTTCACTCCATTTAATATCGTGTTTGCTTCCGTAAAAATACATATACTCAATTAAATCAGCCATTTGTGTCTTACTTAGATTTGATGACCTAAAGCCTATCGGGAATGGCTTATTGTCGAGGCCGTTTTCGAATTGCACCTCATGCCCACAAGCAGCCATAAAGATTGCTTTCCAGACTTCTGGCACATGGGTGCGACCCTCTGGCTTCTGTCTGCTAACGTCTGAGATCATGGCCCACATTTTTGCGTTCTGGTCATTGCTGCGCTTGGCGGCACTGACTTTGACAACTGCATCTACTGGAGCATGGTCGATAAGCTGGTGGGCTAATCGTCTTTGATGCACACCGCGAAGCCAGACTGTTTGCGTCATTGGCTTTGTGCCTCTTTAATCTCACGCGCCTTTGGACTTGCTTTGCAGAACGCTTCAATCAAAGCCTCTACGTCGATGCCCTTCCAGAACGTCTGCTCACCAACTGTATGCTGCTGGCCGTGATGTTCGCGGCATAATGGGACTACTCGCCAATCATCTGGCTTTTGTCCCATCCCTGCACCGCTACCATTGCGAACGTGAGCGCATTCGATTGGCATCCCCTGGCAACCATCTTTGGCGCAATGGAACGACCTAATGAAGTTCAAGTGCCCCTGGGAGCGCCAGCGCGATGAACGCTTAGGCTTCTTGGCAATGCGGTTAGGCAGCATTTTCTTTTTCCTGTTTTGCCAACCTAGCTTTTCGAGCCGCTTCTAATTTTGCATAATAATTTACTGCCATATCATCAAATGCTAACATGAATATGTCCTGCATATCGCTTAACAAATCATAATCAAGCACGGCTGCTTCTTGTATCATTTCATCAATTATGACCCGTGACCCTGGTGTCAAATCTGCCTCGCCATTATATATGTCTAAGCTTATTGTGATGTATTGGCGCATGACTCTACCTCCAAGCTATATTCAGCGATGTAAGATGATTCACCCCAGCGATTGACCACCTCAACCTTTTTGGTTTTGATCTTATGCCCAGCCTTTCGCAGATCATTAATCCTTGATGCTAGGCGGTAAACCCCTAACTCATGCAATGCTACCATTGGACGAATTGGCCCAACTGCTAACAGATGATCGTATATTCTTTCGTTCTGTGTCATTTTGATGCTCCCAAATCTAATAACGCTTTTACGTCTACATCAACTTCTACAAGGAATGCGGCAACCTCTGATTCCAGAATTGCAAGCATATCATTGTCACGTTCGATCCGCTGGATGTAGAGCGATAGATTGTCTGGCATCCGTGGATCAAAGCTTACAAAATCGCACCACTGCCTATCAGCGCAAGCCATCTGCCACTGCATCTGGAGTATATATTTGTGAGCGACCTGGCCGCTCTTTAGCGTCTCAATGTGCGTAGCAGAGTTAGGACACTTTATCTCTAAGCATCCATCATGCCCTACAAGCCCGTCAGGGCTGGCGTGAGAGCCGATAATGGTCGGGTGCTTATACAGCCCTACCTCAGTGACTTCGTGGCCTGTAACGAAGCTGTAGGCGGTTCTGGCATCGTCCTCCTTATCAACTCCCCATTGCATAGCAGCGCTGCGGATAAATCCCTCCTCCTGCTGACCTGTTAGCCGTTCGATCACAAGCCTAGCCTGTAGGTTAGCGCGAGATGCTCCCCAGCCTGATTTGGTCTTGGCTAGGGCATCTGCCAGTTGGGAAGCGCCAAGGCTCCCACAACGTGCTGCAAACCATTCTGGGCTGCGTTGGATGATTGCTGCGTCTGTCATGCTAGTTTCTTTCTTAGTGCAATTTTGACTAACTCAAACTTTGGCTCTGGCAATTCACGCAATGCGTTAATCTTGTAATGCTTGCAGAGCAAAGCATTGTCGGTCTTGGTTTCGTCTACCAATGCTTGCAATTCAGCAAACTGGCTATCGGAGATAAAGCGAATCCGTGGCGCTTCCTTTTCCTTGCCAGTGGTAGCATCCAGTGCGTCATGCTCGACAATGCAGAGGGCTGCTGTCCAGAGATAGCGAGTGGAGTAAGTCTCACAAGCGCCAATGTTCTGAATCTCGTGGCAACCTTTAAGATTGGCTGATCCCATTGGGCTGTGAATAATCACCTGGCTACCATCTTCGACATCAACGATGTGCATCGACGCAGTGCTTTCGGAAAAGCTGATAACCGCGCAAAGCCCAACATCGTTAAAGATACGAAGGGCTGGAACAAGGAAGTCGGAAAGCTCGAAGTATTTATATCCAGCAAAAGTGTTCTGGCCTGACTTCTTGAGCGGTAAAGCATGAAACGCTAACCGCGCCTCGTTTAGTTTTTTATGAATCGGCATTATATTTCTCCTTATGCAAAACGTGGAAATTTATAGCGGATTGGTTCTGCTGACCAATTCCGAATCGTCATAACGTCACCAATAAGCTCGGCTAGGTGTTCGCCATAGTTTGCGTGGCAAGCGCCAGCATTGATTGCCATCTCAACAAAGTCGCATGGCAAGCATTCAAATGTGTCGGTCATGGTGTGACCACAAACTGTGCATTTTTGATTTTTCATGACTGCTCCTTTTTTATTTTGTAAATACCTTGTATACAGGGCAAACGAGAATTAAAAGCGTTTTTTATCGCCAATCGAAAGAAAATTAAAAATGGACTATACCGCACACGCAATCGCAGAGCTTTACGCTGTGGCAAAGCATCACAATATCAAGGCTTATGAGATCGCCAATGAAGCTGGCATTACTCGTGTCACGCTGTCTAACTGGAAAAACAAACGCAGCGAACCAATGCTTGGCGCATACCTGGCAGCGTTTCATGCACTCGAGCGCATAATTGCAGCCAGGGCAGTCGATTGATCATGAAGCGATTCGGCAAATACCGCGCTGTCAAAGCGCAGTGCAATGCTGGTCACATGCATGACAGTAAGCGGGAAGCTGCAAAGTGTGACGAGCTTCACATATTGCAAACGGCTGGTGAGATAAGTGATCTGACGATCCACCCGCAATACTGGTTTGTGATAAATGGCAAGCAGCTTAAACATCCCAATGGTAGGCGGGTGGGTTACAAGTCTGATTTTGAGTATATTGAGAACGGGATGCTGGTGACTGAGGATGTGAAAGGGGTAATCGTTAGGGATTGGCCTTTGCGCCGCGCTGTCTTTAAGGCGCTATTTCCGAATCATGATCTACGGGAGACCAAATAAAAATGGGTGACCGAAGCCACCCAAGGTTGTTTTGGTAAGGAGCACCAAGCGGCGGATGATACGGGAAAACTGTATGCTGGTCAATGATGTATAAATTCGCTTTTATAAATCACCAAATGCGGTTATATAAGAGCGAGCGGGGAGTGCCCAAGAGAGGAAAGGCACTCAACCCGCTCTAACAACGCCTACTTAGGAAAGGCATCGCTGTAATGAGTAATACACGCCACAGAACCATGACGCAAGATATTGCGTCATGAGCATTAAATTAATGAGCGCCGTGTGGGAGCGCGATGATCTCACATCAACCCAAAAACTTGTTCTATTAGCTTTGGCTGATTGGGCCAATGATGAAGGGCTCTGCTGGCCTTCGATAGATAGGGTTGCTCTTAAGGCATCTCTGACAAGCAGGGGTGTGCAAAAAACAATCCGCTCTCTTGAAGAAATGCAGTTTCTTCGCAAAGAAGAAATAAAAGGCAGGGGAAATAAATACTGGGTTTCTATGCCCACGAACGAGGTTCACCCCCGAACAACGTTCACCCCACCCGTGTCACAGGTTCACCCCTCCCCTGAACCACGTTCACCCAATACATCATATACACATCAATTAACCACCAAGTATATAATAGAGGGGTATCCAGTCTGGTTGCCGATAGAGGCTTGGCAGGGTTGGGTGGAGATGCGGAATCAACGCAAGCGCCCATTAACAGATCGAGCGAAGGATAGGGCTTACAAGAAGCTGGAAGCCCTGCACTTGGCAGGACACGACATAAACGAATTGCTAGATCGTTCGACAATCAACGGCTGGCTCGATATATATGAACCGAAAGGCGCGACCAATGCAGGAAATAGCAAACACGCAGCAGAACCAACCAACCCAATGGTCAGAGCAGTCATTGCCAGCCAAGCTCGACGAGCTGCTGATGGGGAGCGACCTACCGACGATTGGGCCTAAGTCTGCGGAGACCCTTCAACAGTTTGTGGACGCGCCAAGACCACCAATGCCAGACCGCGAACAGGTCGAGGTTATGATCGCGAAGCTATCGTTGGCCACCGCCAGCCAGAAGCGCAGTCAGGAAGAAGAAGCAGAGCGCCTGGAGCTTTATTGGCTGACGCTGCGGATCTATCCCTTGGTCGATCTGCGAAGCGCGTTCATTAAACTGCTACGCACTTGCAAGTTCATGCCAACGCCAGCGGAAATAGATTCGGTGGTTCAGAATGAAGGCTATGATCGCAGACGCAGGATAAATCGCGCCAAGCACCTTTTGATGATTCACTATCGGGATTACACGCCGCCCCAGGAATACGTTACGGCAGAGGAGCTGGCAGAGCTACGGAGCAATCTACAAATTGGCCAAGGATAACGCCAGCGCCGCTACTAGGTTGATGTGCGACCTGGCTAAGTATCAGGCAGGAAAGCTATCACTGAATGATATACGTCAAAACTGGGCAAATCGTAAGTATGAAGGCGCTCCCAGGGAATGGGCTATCGAGGCGATTGCACACGCAAAACGACAAAAAACGTAATAAAATGAAAAAAACGCTTTTCTTTATAAAATATCTGGATTATAGAATGGCTATCAGCAAGGGAATTATCCCGCTAACAAGGAGACTGATAATGATTACGCTTACACCAGCTTCAAAAAGCCTTTTTATTAGCTTTGCAGAAGATGCCGATAACTGGAGTGGAGAGCCATTGCTTGATATTAGCGCAGCACAACGCGGCAACTTAACCGACCTGAAAAAACATGGGTTGCTTACAACTTTCCGCGACGAAGGTTGTGACTGGGTAATTTTTACAGATGCCGGCAGAGAATTTGCAGCAGCAAACGGCATCGAATATTTTCAAATTTAAATAAACGGGGGGCTTCGGCCCCCACAAAACTAGAGGCTATGCCTCGCCAAACTGGAGATTTAAAATGACTTTTATTACTCAAGCAATAGAAACTAAATATATACGAGCCACAGACGTTCGTGGCAGTAGCATTAAAGCAACCGCATACGGCGGCAGCATTACAATTGGTTACGACCACGCATTAAACACGGACGGAGCGCACAAGGCTGCTGCTGATGCTTTAATTGCTAAGATGGGTTGGACTGGCACATTTACACAGGGCGGAAACGCTAAAGGAAATGGCTACGTATTTGTAAATGTGGAGGGCGCATAACATGGTTTTAACAGCACACAATCAAAAATCTTGGGTGGAAACAATTTGGACCGCGCTAGAAATGGTTAGAGAGGATTGTATACCAGAGGGTGAGCCAATGTATGACGAGCAATGGGGCGATATTTGCACTGCTATGGCATGGATTAGTGAAGCGCTTAACATCGAAACTACGGAGTTAGAGGATGAGTTTACATGACACCATCTAAACTTAAACTAGCAAGAGTAGCTATGGGCTACAGCGTAACAGAGATGGCTGACGCTTTACGCCTATCGCCAGACAATGGCGCAACCAGCATACGCAAGATGGAATCTGGCAAGGTGCGTATCAGTGGGCCAATAATGGTTGCAGTCGATGCAATGCTAAAAGGCTATGATCCATTCGGCGATGATTATGAGGACGAAGATGGACAATATTAATTCACACCAGGTTGGTGGAGATCACTACGCATCAAAGACGGTTCAACCTTGGCAAGCCATGGAATCTTGGATGTCGCCAGAAGCTTTTTCAGGTTATTTGCAAGGTAATTGCATAAAGTATTTATCACGCTATCGTGAGAAGAACGGTATTGAGGATTTGAAGAAGGCGCAGCACTATTTATCTAAGCTGTGCAAGCATGAAAGTGAGAGAAATGACAAACGCACCAAAGATTGAACAACGCAGTGTAGCTAAATTAGTTCCATACGCAGCTAACAGCCGAACGCATACCGATACGCAGATTGCGCAGATAGCTGCAAGTATTAAAGAATTTGGATGGACTAATCCTATCTTAATTGATGGTAAAGATACTATTATTGCAGGGCATGCAAGGACACTAGCTGCACAAAAGCTAGGGATAAAAGATGTTCCTGTAATCGTTCTTGATTATTTAAGCGAGGCCCAGCAACGTGCATTAGTTATAGCTGATAACCAACTGGCGGTTAATGCTGGCTGGGACTATGAAATATTAGCTATTGAACTAGGGGAAATAAAAGACCTTGGATTTGACATAGACTTAATTGGCTTTAGCGCAGGAGAAATTGCAAAATTAACCTTCGAAGAAAAGGATTTATATCCTGATTCAAGCGCGAAAGAAATTAACCCAGATGATTACAACATGGGACATCAATGCCCAAAA